CATTTCTATTCAAAGCCATTCTAGAAATTACATTTTTATTTATATTAGATTGAAATAGAGGTACTTGAAAAGAGTTTGGATGTCCACTACTATTCATTTCATCTATTGCTAAATATAAATATTTTAATATATTCAAATTAATCAATGCTTCACCTAATATTGATTCACCACTAGGAATAGTATAAGATTGTTTTCTAAATCCGAGAGACCATCCTAATTTTGATTTTAAATTATACTTGTCAAAATTTCCGTATTTATCTACATCAAATCGAATTATAGTATCAGCTCCAGAATTGGTTATTTGTAATTTATTATATGAAATATCAAATGTAAGATCTGTTGTTTTATCATTTAATTCTAGTAATATTTCAGATTCACTATATTGACGATCTTTTAAAATTTTGACATCTCCATCTTGAGATAAGAAATTATTGTTAAGTGCAGAAGATATATTATAAAAATAAATTGGTACTTCTAAATGTGTTATAGAGATACTATGAACATCATTTATTCTTTCAGGTAAATTAATATTGTAATCAATAAGAAAATTTTCATTGTATTCTTCTCTAAATTTTGTATCAATATTAATGTATTTTGTTTTTGTTTCTTTTTTAACATCTGTCATTAACATATGACTTCCGTATTGATTTACTATTGGTCCCATAAATAAATCTTTATTATCAAAATATTGACTCATACTTATTATATATAATTATATATGATTATAATTATATTAAAAAACCTTAACAACAATTAATTCTATTTAAAATACGTTTTTGATATCTATGATTCATACAATCACAATCTAAATTGTCTTCTATTTTTACTAATGTTTTATGAACTTTTAATCCTGGAGCTTTTAATATTTGTGTGCAAGTTGTTTGTTCAACCATCAATGGCTTTCTTGTACGAGTTATTTTATCTAATTCACAATTTGAAACATCTAATTCCATATTAAATACAATTTGATTTCCTTCTTGTGTGAGTTGTTGATAAAGAGGTTTTGTATTTTTAATAGAATTTACTAAACAATGTTCTTTATAATTAGTATAATTTTCACTGGATAGAACTTGTGGTAATTCAGACTTTACAACATGATTCATTTTCTTTTGTTTTAAATAATCACTTTGAGACATTATATATATTATCAACATTATTAATAATCTTTTAAATTTTATTTTCAACGATTTTGTATGGTTCAACTATATATTTTGTAACATAATAAACTAAATTTCCAAAAATCAATCCTATTATCAAACCTATTCCTAATTGGGGTATGCTGTGTCTTCTATATTTATATCTTTGATTTAAAGTTATTAAACCTATAAACAAAGCTAAAATGAAGTAATTGTTTGTTTTTGAAATCATATTACATAAAAATCCAATTGAATAACCTATTGACTGGGCATGACCTGATGGCATACCATATTTTTCTACACCATTTAGTTTTTCTAATTTATTAAAAAACAATTGATTTGTGGGTCTAGGTATTTTTAACATTTGTTTAATCATTTTGTTTAATATTCCATTTATAAAAAAGAACGCTATATATGCATACAAATAATATTTTCTATAAAAAAACAAATATGAATTCATTATTAGTAAGATAATGGGTCCAAAAAAACCTATCATATCTAAGGAGTATTCAATATTTTGAAGCATTGTATATAATTATTAATTATATAAATAAAATTAATAATTTTTATAATCTATGTTTGTTTTTGTTGATATAATTGTTCACAAATAAATGAAAATGACCAATTAGCACCATTTAAATCTACTAATTCTCCTTTATCATTCATTAATTTTACTGTCATACGACCTATATTTACTGGTCCAAAGTAGGTTCTTTCTTGATTTTGTAATGTTCCTCCATAGTCTACATATATTGAATTATTTTGTAATCCTGATATTTTTAGGGGTAATAATGCAAATACATTTTTTGCAAAGGGTCCTTTTGAATAATATTGAACTGTTCGTGCAGATAAAGATGAATTTCTTGAAACTATTGCTTCATTTTGTTCTGTTGATCTTGAATCTAATATTTCTTGAGCTGCATATATTTCTTTTTGAGTCATTTGTTGTCCATTTTTCTTTAATGTTGTTAATCTCACATCATTTGTAATTGGATCTCTTACTTGACCTGATCGTGTTGCATAAGATGGTAATTTTATATTTGATTCTTTTTGTGTTGTTGTTACAATTCCATCATTTAAATGATTTTGATTATAATCATCTAATATGATTAAGTAATAACTATAAATACTTACACTTACTACATTATCTCCTATTATTGAATATACATTACTTATTGGTACAAAATCTTCTAAAAAATATTCTGTTGATACTCTAAATCCTAATATCCAACCTAATGTTGCATCCCAAGTTGTGCTTGTCACAATATTGTTTCCTATTCTATATGTTATAAATGTTGTTGGATCATAAAATACTACTTTATAATCTGTTCCTGTGTAAGTTTTATTAATATTTAATCTTATTTTCACATTTTCATTTTCATCTATTGAAAATATTGTTCCATTTCCAATATTGTTTCCATTGGATGTTGTTAATGTTGATAATTTGTTATTTATTTCTGATATTAAACTTGTTCTATTATAGGTTCCATTGGTTAAATTTATATTTAATAAATTTGCATTTGATTCAGAATGTAGACCAAATGAAGGAGCACTTGAATTTGTAGTTATATGTGGTATTAATGATATTAGATTGTTTGTATTATTTATTTCTATTGTGCTACTTGAAATTGCTTGAGAACTTGTTATACTAAAAAAATCGTTACTATTCGATATGTTATTAGAAATATCAACTATGTTCAAGTATTTATTATCTGAGCTTGATCCAAGAGTCCAAGAGTTACCCAACAATTCATAATTATAATCATTTTCTGTTAAAAATTTATTTATTTTTATTGTTAAAGTTAATTCGTATTTGATTCCTGATTGTATTATTGATATTGTGGATCCTTTGAATATTTGATCTCCGTCAATATCAGTGAATGATATTATTTTATTGTTTAAGAATCTTTGTAAATCACTTATGTTTGTAAAAGTCTCTGTTTGATTCAATGATAAATCTATATTATAAGATACATCAATACCATCATTGGTTTTAGATAATACCTTAAAAACATTATCACCATTATCAAAACTATATCCTAATGATGTAATATTAAAATCAATATTAAAAATGTTTGTTGTTTCTAGATCATAAGTACTATTCAATAATGGATTATTTACTTTTAAATTTGTATTTGTTTTTCGGAATATACTATTTGACAAATCTATAGTAAAATTATTTTCATTAAATGTTTTATTTATGTCTATGTTTAATTGAAATTTTGATTCTGAGTTTAGTAATGCTTTTGTATTTGATAAATTAAAAACTCCATTTGGATTTTCTGTATTGATTGTATTTGTATTAATAATGGATGTATTTATTGAATTTATATATTCATTTAATGAATATATTCCATTTGTCATAGTTATTGAATAATCGTTTAAAGCATTTACAAAACCTATTTTATTACAAGTTAATTTTATTTGAGGACCTGGATCATTATCTGAGATATCCAAGTTATCAAAAACTGGTTTACTTTCTGATATTATATTACTTAGTTCATATTTATAGTTTTCAAATGTAAATAATGATGTTGACCCTTTCCAAATTCTATTATCGTTTGGTAAAACTACTAATATTTTACTATTAATTCTATTTTTTGTAGTAAATCTATTTAATTTTATATCTAATATATAATGATTAAAGTTACTACCTACTATGTTTGTTTGTGATTCTGCTATTAATTCTATTTTTGATTCATTAAACAAATTTGTATTTGATTGTAATTTTGAATTTATTTCATTAATTAAATTTATTCTTGTATATGTACCATTTGTTAAAGTTATTGAAAAATCATCTAATATTGTAATATCTGATGGTGTAGTAATAGTTGATGTGGATGTTATATTATCTGTTATTGAATTTATTAGTTCTGTTGTTGAAGTTGAAACATAATTTACTATTCTTAAAAAATTATTTGAATTATCAATTACATGAATATTTAAATTATTTTGATCAACAGATACTATTGTTTCTAGACTTGAATAAATTCTATAACCATTATAGAGTTGTCTATTAAATCCTAAAAAACCTGGAATACTTTCATCTCTATTTGCTGAATTCAGAGGTGTTATCCAGTTTGAGAAAGATATATCATATTGATTTTCACAATAATGTTTTGAAATATCTACATTTAAAGTTGCTTTTGAGTTTGCATAATTATAAGAAATATCTGTTCCGTTGAATTCAATATCACTATAGTTTGTATTTGTTTTTAATGATTGTATACTATCATTTACAGATGTTATTAATTCTCTTGCAGTATAATTTCCAATTGGTATTTCTATTTTGAGATCATGATTTCCATCATTTATGCCATTTTTGTTTCCTTTAATTAAAAAAAAGTTACTTCCATAATTACTATTTATAGTGTACCAAGTATATGGTATTTGTATTGAATACAATCGTAAGCTTACTACGTCTCTTAAAGGATCTGATAAATTAAATGTAAAATCACTTGTTAATGATGATTTATCATCTCTATATTGACTATCAATACTTACTATTCTTTTGGTTGTTTGTTTTAAGAGTGGATTTAATAATCCTTTTGAGTATTCTAGATCTACATTGTAACCTAATTCTCTGTTTTCTACCTTGTCATCATCTGTATTTGTTTCATTATTATTATTGTTTTCGTTTGTTGTATTATTATTTGTATCATTTATTGTAGTTTCATTTTCATTGATATTTTCCATTCCTTCCATTATATCATCATTATCACTATCGATATCAAAAAAGTGTTCATAGATATCTTTAAAAAAATTTACTAATTTTTCACCACTTTCATTTCCAAAATTTGAGTATTTATAAATTAAACTATTTATTTTTGCTTCTAATTCTCTATCTGATGGATTTATTAAATCTAAGATACTATATAATTCTTCATCATTGTAGTTATTAATATTATATGGATCTTCTTTGTTCATTATATATTATTATATATAATCAATTTATATAACTCAAAACAAAATTATATTATTTTAATAATCTTATTTTAAACATATTTCCTATAAATTTTATTATATCTATTAGTTTCAGACATTTATATAATGTCTCTATTGGAAACATTTGTAAACCTTGACCTCTCTTCATATGCTTACTTCCTTTAAAACACAATATATCTAAAGCTTTCATTATTACTTCTTCTTCCTTATTCATTTCATTTCTATCTATTCTATTTTTTCCTGTAAATACGTATCGATTATAGTTTTCATTTTCATAAACAC